AGTGGGTCGCCGCCGGTGTGATCCCGCGGACGGCCACCTGACTTTGGAATTCCGGGAGCGAATTCGTCGGCGTGACGATGGCGCCGTCGATGCCGAGGATGCCGAACCGCGGCACGGTGTTGCCGCTTCCGTTGCGAACGAGCACGATATCGGCTTGGCGGAATTGCTGGATGGCGCCGCCGCCGTTGGGGCGTTGCCGATGGGCATCCGCGGCATCGAGGCACGCATTCCAGGCCGCGGCTGAGAAGGTCAGCCGCTCCCCGGGCCGGGCTCGCTTGAACGCGTCGCCGTTCATGTGCCGATACCCAGGGTGGAGAAGTCGGCGGACTCGTACACCCGTTCAACGTAGGCCGCGGCCGGGCGCTTGACGAGCGCGTTGGCGGCGCCGTCGTTTTCGTCGCGGAACCGCACCCAGAGGTATTCCCAACCGTTTTTGGCGGCGACGGTGATGTTTCCCACAGAGAGGCTGGTCACGTTGGGGCTGGCCGCGAACTTGAACGCGATTTCCCAATGCTGGGAGCCCGTTTTTGAGCCGCTGGCACCCAGAAACAGCACTTCCCCGGCGGCGAATCCCTTGAACGTGGCGTTGTTGGTTTTGCCCGTGCAGTTGAAGAGGGCGAGCTTGTACGCGCCGGTGACAGCCGACGCGAGCATCTTCCGCGTCTCGGTGAAGTTGTAGACGGGGACAGTGATGTCCGTGCCGTCGATCGAGTCGCCATTGACACCAATGGCCCCGTTGAAGTTTGGAGCCGTCTGGCCGGCGGCTGCGTGGCGGGCAATCGTCTGGAGTGATTGCGTGATGTGGGCGGTGGCCCCGCCCGTCTCGAACGTCCATTGCGTTTCGTCCGGTTTGCCTTCGTAGGCGACCACGCAATCCCACACGTCATTGCCGAGGGGCGTCACGTCGATCGACATGCGCACCATCGGGCCGATCGTCGCCGGGGCGGTTGCCGCTACCAGTGAGATGACGTCAGACTCATCGTCCTCGCCGGTGACGATGTAGTGCAGTTCTTGGGTTTCGCTTTCGGCCGACGTGGCGCGGCCCGAGTCGAACGCTTCGACGATTCTGGCGCTCATACGAATACGGCCTGTCCCTTTCGGATTTGGTTGTCGATGTTTTTGAGGAGTTCGGCGCCGCGTTCGACGCCCTTGGCCGTGCGCTCAGCCACGGAGTCGGCCCCGAGTCCGCGAACGGCGAGCGCGTTGAAAGACCCTTTGCTTTCCAGTTTCTGCTGCTCATTGCCGAGCACGACAGGCAGGTCGGGGGGTGGCGGATTGCGCTTTTCCCATACGGCGCGTTGCGTCGCGGCTTTTTCGCGTGCCTTGGTGAGATCGTTTTTGGCGATTGCCAGTGACTGTTCGCTGGCTTTTCTTTCTCGGTCGAATGCGTCTTGCCGTCTCTCCTGGTCGGTGACGAGGTCGGCGCCCAGGGCGTCCTGGGTGCCGCGGCGGGTGGACTCGATTTCTTTGCGACGATCCTGCCGGCGTTTCTCCGTCTGCGCCTTTTTGTCGGTGGTCTGTTGGTCGAGGATTTCGCCGGCTCGCTTGGTTGTGTCGTCGATTTCCTTGACGCGGGCGTTGACGTCGATGTCCTCCCCGAGCCATTTGCGGAACTTCACCCACAGTTTTTCCATTTCGCCGACGGCCCAGTTCAGATTTTTGGAAAGGAAACTGGTGAACGTCAGCCAGCCCTGTTGCATGAAAGCAACCGTTTCCGTCCACGCGCTTTCGACCGTGGCCCACGCGTCGGTGAACAGCATGGCGACGCCGAACACCGCGTCGCTCCATAGGTTGACGAAGAACGCTTTCGCGCTGATCCACAGCTGATTGACGAAGTTGACCCCCTTTTGCCACTCCATTTTGATGTGGAGCCAGAGGATTTCGGCGGCCAGTTTGATGTCGCCGGTGGCGATCGCGTCGCCGATTCCCTTCCACGTTTTCAGCGCTTCGTCGTGCAGTTCGGCAAACGTGTTTTGCAGCCATTGGATGCCTTGAGCGGCCAGCCCGGTTTGCTGGAAGATCACGGTACCGAGGGCGACGGCGGCCCCGATCACCAGCCCCATCGGCGTGAGTAGGATCGCCACGGCACTCCCGAGCATCCCGACAGCCGTGGCCACCGTAGACGCGATGCCGGCGAGCACCCCGAGCACGCCGCCAAGGCCGGCGAGTCCTTTGCCGACGAACCCGATGACGGTGCCGGCGACTACCAGGGCAGTTCCGATTCGGGCGATGCTTTGCACGAGTCCGCGGTTTTGCCGGACCCATGCGGCGGACTGGGCCACGATCCGGGCCAGCGAATTCGGCCAGCTGGCCATGAGCGGCAGGACGGCCGACCCGACGGCGTTCCGCAGTTCGCCGAAAGCGTTTCCAAGCTGTTGCAGGGCGTTGACGTAGTTGAACACCGCGGCCGCGTCTCGCTTGGTGGCGAACCGGCCCGTTTCCAGGGCGGAGGATGCGAAGGAATGCGCCATCGCCGCGAGCGGTGCGGTGATCGCGGCCCCCATGGCGGCGATTTTGGCCCCCTGCCACGCGACGGCGTTGCCGAAGTCTTTGAGCGCCACGGACGCGTTGTGTAGGGGCTTGGACACACGGTCGCGGAGCGTCAATTCGATGTAGGCGGCGCCGGCGCGGATGGCAGAGGACGACATGGCCGTGGGGATTCCCGGGGTACGAAAATGGTTCTCAGGACCGTTATTGGCGCCTTTATTCGCTGCTCTGGCGGCGGTGGAGGGGCGTAATCGTTGAAGTCGTCATCGGCGAACGGTCGCGGGTGTGATTTGGGGTCGCGATGGATGTTCGCGAGCACGCTGCACACCCGAGCCGTTCGTTTCCACTCGTCGCGCCTCCTTCCATCCGCCATCCAGAACAGTTCCCGGAGCGTCAGCGGCCCCGGGTTTACGCCGACGACTCCTGCGAGCTGCCATAGGAGTTTCCAGGCGTCGGCCGCGGTGATTCGAGGCCGGTCGTTTCCAGTTGTTCCTCGAACATCCGGTCGATCCGTGGATCCCGCAGTCGCACCGTCGCCAGTTCGCAGGCCCGCGTCCGCAGTTGCTTCATTTTCTCCCACGCCGTCCGCGCCGCTTCGCGGCGGGACGGGTGGGAAAAAGTAAAAAGCCCCTCGGCCATCGCCTCCTCCGCGGCCTGGAGGACGTCGCCGCTCATGGCCTGACCGAACTGCTCGTCGGTGACGCCCCGAGCGTCCGCCTCCGGCTTGCAAATGACGAACAGCACGTCGACGAACAGGACGACGTCGGCCATGAGTTTCCCCATGAGCGTCCCCTCGACGAACTCCATGAGGTCGACCGAGAGAAGGGACCGGACGCGCTTGACCGTGTCGGTGCCGATCGACACAGACCAAACGCGCCCGGCCGTATCCTGGAACGTGTGCGGCATCATGCACCCCCGCCGGCGACTGTGAACCACGTCGGCGTGATCGCAGCGCCTGCGTTGTCGAACGCCGGTGCCGGCTTGGCCGACACGTCGAACGTAACCGCCGATTCGAGTGCCTGCCCCTGCTGGAAGTTGAACACTTCACACACCGCCCGCAGCCCCTGCGATCCGGTGGTTCCGATAGGGCCGTCGAGCGCGAGCAACTCGATCGTCGAACCATCGATGTACGATGCGAGCAGCGCGGCGTAGTCGGCGTCACCTGGGACGTACTTGAGTTGGAAGTCGATGGACACGTCCTTAAGCGTGCCCTTGCGGGTTTTCCACTTTGCCGCCCGGGTGCTGGTGTCGGCTTCGCCCTTGGATAGCGGGATCGTGACGTCGGAGACGTAGGGGCATTCGTTCCACACCGGGCTACCGTACGTGCCGGTGTTCCGGTACAGCTTGCAGTCGATTCCGAGTTTCATTTGCGGTCCCTCCTTGGGGGGTTTGGGTTACGGTCGGTGGTCACTGAACGCTGTTGGCCCAGAATTTCGGAAGCCGGTCGACGTCGTTCATGAGGGCCGGCCCCATGAATGGTCTTTTTCTGTAGTTGGCCCATCCGCCAGCCTCTCGCACGGCGGCAAGAATGCGGCGTTTTTCTTGTTGTTTGCGGGCTTTGCGCGTGTTGCCGAATGCGTCGTCGGGCGCGCTTTCGATGTAGTCGAGGCTTTTGTTGACTTGCGACTGCGAAACGAACTTGATGAAGGCGGTTCCGTTTGAATCCGGGATTGGCCCGTGGCCGCCCACGTACATGTTCCAGTTTGTGCCGGCAATTGTCCGGGAGGCTTCCGCGCTAACGACACCGCGCGGACGCTGTTTGCCGCCGTGCTCGTGAACCCGAGCCACGTCGGAGATAAGGTGGGCGGCCGGGCCGATCACCACCGTGTGGTCGCCCTCCACGGCGTAGAGGATCGAGTTTCGCAGGGCACCGCGGCGGGTGTTTGGCGGCTGGCCCGGTTCGCTGTAGGTCTGCCGGGTGCGGATCAGCCGTTGGGCCGCGATTCGAAGGCTCGCGCCGGCGTGGCCGAGGTTCTTGAACGTCGCCCGGCGCATGGCCCGGCGGACGTCTGACGTTTGGTCGACGATCGTGACTTTGGCGGTCATTTGGCCCCCCCGTCTGCGCCGAATGTCCCGAGCGCCCGCTGGAGGTCGCGCTGGCCGGCGGCGAGTTCTTCGAGCGTGTCGGCTTGGCGTTCTTGCGCTCGCGAGAGCGTGGAAAGGGTGTCGCTCGTGGCCTTTAGGAACGTGGTGTGCGATTCGACGACCGGCCGGAGCACGGTTTCGTGCAGGGCGACGGCGGCCAGTTGGCCCCACCACATGACGATCGACAACACGAGGCAAGGGAACCCGAATTCCCGGGCTACACGGATAGCGACGTCGATCATGTCGCGGCTGCGCTGGGTCATCGTGACGGCCCCCCGTGCTGGTTCCACCAACGGGCGATCAAAGCCTGCACGATGGCCGAAATGGCCCAGGTCAGCAGGAAAGTGGTGAATGCGAATCCGCACCGCTTTCGGTAGCGGTTGGCCACTCGGTGCGCGATGCGGCGGCGCGATCCTTCGGCATGCTCGGCCGCGAACGCTCCGCGATTGGCCCCGGCGAACGCTTCGTATCCGACTTCCTCCGCGGCGAGGGCGGCGAGGGCGTCGCACCTTTCGCGCCCGAGCATGGCCCGGCGGATCGGGTAGGCGGCGAGGGCATCCCATGCGGTTTCGCGTGCGGCCTGGCTGGCGGTCTTCATCGGTCGCACCTTCCGTTTCGGCACTTGGCGGTAGCGGCGGCCGGCGCGGGCCGGGCCGGCGTAGCGACCTCGGCGGCCTCGGCGGCCTCGTCGGGCACGGCGGCGAGGAATGCCCGCAGTCGGGTGGAGCAGCTCCCGACGGTGAGCCCGTCGCGGCATCCGAACAGCACGCCAGCCAATTCCCCGTCGGCGTTGAACATTGGCCCGCCGCTGTCTCCGCTGCGGGCGGCGGCCCGGCATTCGACCCACTCCGGGGGATGGCGGCCTGGAGGCCCGGCGTACATGGTGACGGCGCCCGTTTGCTCCAGGTACTGCCCGCGGGGGCCGTAGCCGGCGATCGTCAGGCGGTCACCGATTCGGGGAGCCTGGGCGGCGATCGGCACGGGGGGCGCCCCCGGCGGGGCGACCGCGACCGCGGCCAAGTCCCATTTCCGATCCGCTGCGACGACACGGCCTGCGGCGGTGGTGCCATCGGGCCATGCCACGGTGATTCCGGTGCGGTTGTCCTGGACAACGTGCCAGTTGGTGAGCACGATCGCGCGGGTGCCGTTGGCTCGCACGAGCACGCCGGAGCCGATGTCTCGCTCGTTTCCGCGGGCGGCCGATACCCGGGCGACGACCGGGCGCGGGCGGCCGGCGGCCGGCGGCGTTGCGGCGGGCTCGGTGTCACCGGCGGCGGTCGCTGCCGTGAACGTCGGCCCGTCGTCGGCTTGGTGCGTGCTGGCCGGCTCGGGGTCGGGCACGGTCCCCGCCCCGGCGCAGACCGGGCAGGCGAACCGAACCGGCCCGGGGCCGACGACCCGGGCGCCCTGGCAGTTGTCGCACGGGCCGGCCGCGGCGATGGTGCAGGCCGCGGCGAACAGGAGCGAGAGGAACGCGGATTTCATGGTTTTCACCCGGCGGCCGGCCGGCTCCAGTCGTCTGGGAGGGTGCAAGACGCGATCGCGAACGAGCCCCGCCATGCGGACCGGGCGGTCCGCTCGGAGTCGTACCGCGTCAGGTCGTAGGAATCCGGGTACGCCATGAGCCGCTGCCCGGGTATCCATCTGGCCCACGGCACCGCGTGGCCGTTGCGGCCGACGCTGACAACCATTCCGTGGAGGACGCAGCAAACGGCCTGTTCGTAGCTGGCCGGGAAAATCACTTCCAACGGGCGGAACATTCGGGCGGTTTCCTCCCACCCGGCAGGGAACCGATTGAGGGCCACCCACGAGTCCCCAGTTTGGTTTTGGTTGCCCCGGCCGCTGGTTCCCGCGAGGGCGTGGCGGAAGCCGTATTCGGCTGGCTGGAGCTTGTCCGGCAGCATCCCGCGGCGGACGGCGATTTCGAGCACGCGGCGGACGTTGGCGCCGCCCCAGCGTTGCGGGTTGGCCTCCGCGTAGACCGACAGCGGCGACAGCCAGACCGAGCCGTATTGGCCCGACTCGGCATAGCGGTAGCCGGCCTGCGGTCCCTCCCGGTAGATGATCCCGCGGGCCCGGTTGCGGGCGGCTTCGAGGTTGGCCCGGAGGGAATGGCAGGTGCATTCGTGGGTGGGCGTCTGGTTCGTGTAGCGGTCGAGGAAGTTCATGGCCCACGCGTTGGCCTGGTCGTTTTCGGCGGCCCGGGCGGCCCACTCGCGCGGCTCGATCCACAGGGCATCCGGGAAGTCGCGCGAGGCGTCGCCGCAGGCGTCGCGCAGCGCGTCGGTCGTGTCCTCGGCCGCGAGATGGTCGGGGTAGCCGTCGTGCTCGTCCGGAAAGACGTCGATTAGGCGGGGGTGGATGGTCGTCACGGCACGGCCTCCAGCACTGCGGCTGCGGTTGTGGGCGCGGGCGTGACCCGCAGCACGGTCTGGCCGGCCAGTGCGACGACGGCCGGGAGACCGGCTTTGCGGGCGGCCTCCAGGGCGGCGCGGTACTGGTCTGGCACGTCGCCGGACCCGTCCGTGGAGTCGTGTTCCAGGAGCGTCGCGACGATCCGCCGCTCGCGGTTCAGCCGGTCGAGCCCCACGGTGACGCCGGCCGGAATCGGACCGGCGTCCTTTTCGTAGACGTAGACCGCGGCGGTCGCCGGGCTTGCGACGACGGCCCGGCGGGCGGTGCAGGACGGCACTTGCGGGACGCCGGCAAGCAGGACGAGCGCGACGGTGATAAGAACGGCGGCGCGGATCACGACTGCGGTGCCTCCGGCTTGAGGAGCTCGTCGAGCAGCCGCTGGCATACCGCCACGGCGTCGGTCTTTCTTTGGTCGCGCAGCCGGGCGGCAAGGTCGATCACCAGCCGCAGGTCATCCACGGGCGTCCGCTCGCGGCGCGTCAGCCGCCCCCGGAGCCGCTGGCCGATGAGGATGGCGGCGTAGACGAGACAGCCGACGGCGATTGCCACCTGGGCATACTGAATCACAGTCACGACTTGGCCTCCATCTGCGCGGCAAGTTCGAGGAGCAGACGCACGAGGGCCGCGCCCTCGTTCGTCCGCAGGACGGCGGCGATGTGCTGGGCGAGTTGGTCGTCGATCCGCCCGGCGGTCTGGCTGGCCGCCCACTCCAGCGCGTCGGCGAGGATTTCGCCTTGTCGGTTGGCGTTGGGCTCGGCCGACCAGCGGCGGGCGAACCCAAGCAGCGGCGACCACTGGGCGAGCGTCCGGACTTGTTGGATCGTGGGCAGCGGCATATCAGACCCTCACCAGCGGCAGCAGCTTCTCGATGGCCCCGGATGCGATCGCGACGACGAGCGACCGGACGGCCGGGCGGACAAGCAGCCATAGCGGGTAGACCGCGGCGGGTACGGCCTTGTCGGCCACGGCCTCGAACAGCCGTTCCACCGCGCCCAAGGCGATCGCCTTTTTTTCCGCCCCGGAAAGGGTCTGGACTGAGTCGAGCGTCGTGAGCACGAGCCGCAGGAGCGACAGGAGCAGTTCGCCGAACTCCATCCAGGTCAGGCCGTCGGCGGCGGTGTCCCGGGCCTTGTTCATGAACGTGGCCACTTGGTCGGCGATCGTGGCGAACTGCGCGGCGGCGGCCGCGGGGGCATTGGTGTTGGCCATGGGTGTTTCCTCTTAGCGGTGGACGATGTAGGTGACGGTGAGCACGCTGGTGAACAGCCGCTTTTCCTGGAGGTGTTCCGGCGCGTATATCGGCTGGTTGGCGATTCGGAGCCATGACGCCCCCGCCACGGTGGGCAGCGGTCGCCGGGTGAGGAAGTCGGCGATGTTCTGGACCAGTTCCATGAGCGGGTCGACTTCTTCCGGGCTGACGTTCAGCAGCTTTTTTTGCACGGCCACGTCGACGGCGATTTCGTTGGCGACCCGGGAGCGGTCGGCGTTGGTGATCGTGTTCGACCGCGGCACGACGGTGACGCGCACGCCGTCCAGGGCGCGGAGGTCGAGGTCCGGCGAATACTTCCGGGCGGCCGTGATTGGCGGCGAAAACGTGTGGCCGGTGAGGTCCGCGAGGATGGCGGCGGCGATGTCAGCGGCTACTGCCGGCATATGCTGCCCCCTTCTTCGCCGATCAGCTTGGTGTGGATTCGCAGCGTTTGCCGGTACGGGTCGGAATACCGGTAGCACGGCTGCGCATTGCTGACGGGGAGCACTTCGTAGATGAACAGCGTGCCGTTATCGGTTTCCTCGATGCGGTCGCCGGCTTCCGGCAGCACTCGCATGCCGTCGAGGACTAGGTCAGTGGCCCGGACGAGGAAGTCCCGGTCTTCCGCCCGCGTGATGACGCCGGCGCCGTCGTCCTGCGTGTATTCGGTCCGGCCGATGGTCGCGCGGAGCGATACGGCGCGGTCTTCGCGGCGGTAGACGACGTCGGTGGTGGCGACAGCGTGCCGTCGGGATTCCAGCCACGTCGACGCGGTTCGCAGGATGTCGCTCATAGGGTGGCGGCCTCGCGAAACGCGGTGTCGAGGGTCGAGGCGTCGAGGCCGAGAGCCGGGCCGAGGGCCGCCAGCCACGGGCCGTCTCGGTGGACTTCGGTCCCGTACTCCCACTCGACGCGAACGCTTTCGCGGGTGATTGCGTCGGGGATCGACGCGATCACGGCATCGACCTGGGCGAGCGTGATCCCGTGACGGATTAGCCAGAGGCGGGCTTCCCTGGCGGAGATCGTGGCGGGGACCGGCGAATCGTCGGCGGCATACTGCCAGCCGGCCGGCAGTTGGTCGGCCGGAACGGCCGTGCATCCGTCGGGCGGAGTCCAGCCGGCAGGAACGTCTGGACGGACGAACGTCAGGACGAAACCGCGCCCGTCTACGATTGCGATGTCGCTCATCAGAAATACACCACGATTCGGACCATGCCGTTTGCCCCGTTGCCGCCGGCGCCGCTGGCGTAGTCGTTGAACGAAGCGCCTCCGCCGCCGCCGCCCCCGCCTGGAAATCCGCCGTTGCCGCCCTGGCCTCCGGCCGTCGTGGCGTTGCCGGCTCCACCGCCGCCGCCACCGTTGCCGCCGGTGGAAAATACGTTGTTCGCGGTTGCGCTGGTTGCGTTTCCGCCCGGCGCCGTGCCGCCCTGCCCCCAGCCGATCCCGCCGCCCGACCCGGCAGCGGCCCATTGTTGCGAAGTCCCAGGCGCGCCGTTC